GCCCCATACCTCGCGGTATGCAACGCATGACTCGGGGACCTTGTGGATTGCTGGTCCTTCAATGGTCGGGGACTTTCACCCCTTGATCTCTACCGGTCTCCCGGCGCACACTGTTTTTATATACAGCACCCTTAAGCGCTTGGCAGATCAATATCAATTGTCATAACAGAAGCAAACAGCATATCAATAATACTCTTCCCGGTTGGCGACTTCCTCAAGAGTCAGAGCGATAACCTTCTGTTGCTCTTCGCTGAATGTGTCCCAGATAGCAATCAGTTCCGGTTCAGCATATCTTTTCCAGTTGTGTACCTTACCTCCGGAATCCCATTTCGGTGAAATATATTCATCTCTTTCCACGGTTGTATTCCTAAAAAATTATTGTCGGGAATTTAGCCTGAATGCAGCTCAGTAGATAATCGTGAACCGTACTTTTCTCAGCATCAGATAATACGCGATCGAAAACCATATAAGCCCCAAGTCGGCTGGTTGCAGAGGTTGATCCCCAGTATGTAACTCCGCCTTTACCGATGCGAAGGGGGGCCGGGGCTCGCTCACGACCTGTTGCCAGAGTGAGGGACGCTGAAACATTGTTGGTCATGTCGGTCAGTCTGGTGGTCTGGACGTCAAGGGTAAGACAAAGAAGCATCGGTTTTGTTTTATTAAATGCACTCAGAGTTGCGCGCGCGGTTCCGTAAGTGTCATTGTCCGTGTAGTGGATACCCTGCATGGCGGCCAGCGCGCCAGCCTCATCTACAATCACAGATACCCCTGGTGGGGTAACGGCAGCAGTCCCCGAAAAGCTACCAGCGATAATTCTCTGCGTGGAATCATTATTCGGATCAAAGAGCAAAAACCAGGTTTGTTGGGCGGCATCATTAATTCCCAGGTTCAAATGTGCCACATTCGCGTTATTTGAGAACTGAACAAAGGGCGAATCGGTGATAAACGTCGGAGTGCCAACTACAGTGGGGCCGCCTTCCCCCGGCATAAGGTTTTTCCCAATCCCTGTATAAGTAGATATTTCAGCCCGGCGGAGAGATGTTGTATCAAAACCTGGCGAATATTCGTCAGGGTCTGAAACAGACGAAAACGCATTATTAGTGAAAAGAGTAATACCCATATTTATTCGCTCCGCTATACAGTTGTCTCGATAATTTGTGCCCATGCCCAGTTTTCCAGCGGGTATGGTTTATCTACAAGTTCAGGAATATTTTCGTCAGCATATTGGCCGCTGCCTGCGGTATACACGTAATTTTCAGTTGCCAGGAATGGATCGCTGTCCTTGAGGCAGCCATTCCCGTTATGTGATGTTTTATCTGCGTACCAGATTTTGATTGTCCCGGAGACACGTCTGGAGAATGTCAGTTTCACCACAGTGTCGGCGACAATCTCTGCAGCAGTAACGTCCAGCGCGCCATTTGCATCAGTCGCCCGATACCCTTTATCAGCATAGGTTTTAGCTGTTCGCCCATCATATGGTGTCCCCCACTGCAGTGGCGGATACGGGACTGCATAGTTAAGGAGTGCGTAATCATCCTGAACTTCAACGCCTGTGCAGTGTAACGGCTCCCATCCCTCACCAAGAACCAGAACCCTGAACATGACCTTGCCGAAAAACATGTCCATCCAGCGATAACCGTTACTGGTCAGATGCCCGCTATCCTTATTGGGGAATGGATACGACGGGCAGACTCCATAGATGTTCCCTCCCTCCGTTGCCATATCCAGCTGCGCCATGCCGATCGCCAGCTCATAGGTATCAATGGTGTAAGTGCCGCCAGTCTGATAGGTGAACATCGCAGGCGGTCTCTGTCCTGCGCAAAAATCGGCAATCACATCGCTATAAAGCTGACGCACCTTCGCTTTATAGCCCTCCCGCGTATAGTCCCCGCCGTACCCAGGGTTGTAATTCCATTCTCCCTGCAGGAAACAGAAAGCACCGATGCCGAATGTCTTGCTTTCGCCATCCGCGATGGCCTTTATTTTAGACACAGCTTCACGAATGCGATTATACAGCTCCGGATCGGCCCCCCTGGACAGCGCCTCAACGGTCCTCCCGTTGACTCCACAGCTTGCCAGAACAAGCAGGCGCGACGGGTCAGTTAGCAATGCAGCCTGACGCAGAAACAGCGTGCGCAGCATGTTAACCGCAGCAACGGCCCCTTCCCCCTCATTACCCGACCCGGCAGGCAGTGCAGCAACCGCGGCATCACTCATCACATACGACCCGTCACCTGACTGAACGACGGCCTTTAGCGGGTTGAGGATGGCAGACCCCACCGGGGTGAACCCTGCCCCTGTCCGGGTATTTGGTCGAGGTGAGTTTCCCAGCATCAGATTGCCAAGATTGCTGTACGGCGTTTTGCTGAGCGCAGGGTAACCTTCCTGGTTGGTGGAAAGAGACTGCCCGTACCAGATGATCATCGACAGAGCGAACACCAGTCGCTCTATGTCAGCGTTATACCGACTGCGAACTTTACTGTAATAGTTCAGGTTTTCCGCGTTCAGAATGTTAATTCTGTCCTGTAGCGTTATACCGTCACCGCTACCGCCGCCGACCAGATTCCCGCTCGCATCAATAATTGTTTTAGACCGGCCAAGAAAATCAGAGACCTTTAAAAACTCAGGACCTGTAATATCAATCCGGGAGCCACCTGAGTTAAAATTAAGGCCATTTCCTGACACCATTGCCGTATCTGTGCCGAACGAACCATCTCGCGCAGCGCGCAAACTCCTTGGTGCCACATTCCCATATTCATCAACTAATACGACGCGTTGACCAAGAATATTTTCGATATATATTCCATTGTCATCAGATACGGTCAGAGAATAGCCCTCCAGTTCAATGCCATCTGGTTTAATAATCGTTTTTGCCGTCCCGAATTCACCTGATGTCAGGGCATAAAACTGGCGATACCCGAGGATGTCAACGAGCTGGAAAATTAGGTTTGTGGTTTCAACATGCTTAAGTAAATCATCAACGGTTTTCTGTGACGGCATTTTCCGCCCGGTAGGCTGCAGCGTCCCGGCGTTGTTAATAACCTCAACCGCAAGAGCGCTGTCATCAGGGCTACGGTAATACGTGGTAGAGCCTACCGGAATATTCGCAATGTCCGCCTGTGCCGCCGCCAGCGTCGCATACTGTTTACTAAGCGGGATCAGGTTCTGCCTGATCTCATCGTTTTTCGCCATCATCTGGCGCCACGTATCCAGCGGTTCACCGCCGCGGTCGTCAACCGTTCCGGCGGGACCGTTAACCAGCTCGTCAGCGCGCTTGACGTTATCCAGGAAAATTTCAGGCGTCGTCGTTCCCAAAGGCGGGTTAAGTTCGGCCATGTTTTTTGCTCCAAAAAGAGGCTTCGCCCAAACGAGGGTTTGAGCGAAAGAAAAGTTGAAAGGGATTTTTTTGGTATTAAGCGACGTCGCCGGGGGATGTGGCGTCGTCGTAGTCATAAAATTCAGCACGGTATTGCCGGGCCGTTATCTCGCAGGTTCCATCGTCCTGTGGCACTATCTCGGACACAATGGCGTGATACAGGTCGCTCTCAGAACTACAGAAAATTAACCGGGGAGGCTCAATTATCGGATCATCCAGCAGGATATCGGCGAACTCAGATTGATACGGGACGGATACCTGATAGTTGTCACCTGTGGGTGATGCTTCAAACAGCCGTGATGCTTTTCCATCCTGATAACGCAGATAGACGCGTGGATTTGCAAAAGTCCAGTCCAGCGGCTCCGACACATCGAATGTGGTCACCCCACCAGCAGTAGTCATCGACTCAATCAAACACGAAACGGTGTTGCTGCCAGGGATATCATCGGTCAGCACAATACGATCCCCGACGTTGTAACAGAGCGCGTCTAGTTCCGTCGTCGTTTTATGCGTCATGCGCTGCAGCTGGTATTTTCTGAGTCGGCGCATACCAATCTGGTATGCGTGATCTGGATTGCCTACACCATCAGCCCGGTATGCCTCTATTTTCAACGGCGTTGGGTTGCCAGGCAGACGGCATTGCACCGTCTCTTCTGCCCAGGTCGAGCCGTTGATATAGGTTACGTCAACACCATCGTAATCGTCGTCAGTCACCGTGCTGAAATCGGTCTGCATCTCGGATACCATCTCGTGAGGGGTGATAGCCCCGGTCCAGGGTTTAACGCCTTCACGACCCACTGATGCAACAGACTGGGTATTTAGCAGAAAATAACTCTTACCGGCTGCAGCGATTTTCTGAAGCATTTCCAGCGCGGAAATACTGTCACCGGTGGCAAAATCGAAAT